GCAAGGGCGCCGTTAATGTCGGAGCGAACGGCAGCGCCTGTACCGTTGGCTATGACGTAATCGTGCTGAGCCACGAATCAAGCGTCCTCTAATACAAGAAGTTTAACCGGCACGGCCATATCCGGTAGCACTCCAGGTGAACTGCCGCGTTACGGCAACATTGCTGGAATCAAAGAAGCTGATCGTAAAGCCGGTGCCGGTCACGCCCGTGATTTGGAAGTAGTCGCCAGCCTGCATGTTCTGCGCCGTGATGCCGACGCTGGGCAGGTAAGCGTTGACGCCGCCGATGCTGGCCGTACCAGTAAAGAACGGATGGGTGAACAACACGCCAGTATTGGTGGTGCCGGAGATGGCGGCGACACTTTGTTCGGTCCGGCGTTGGACGCTTGCCAGATAGCCCAGTTCATCCACAAGGATGTTTTCGGCAATGTCGCTGCTGGTCAGCGTGGTGCGGAACTGGAAGCCACGACCTCGGAAAGTGCCATTAACGAATGGCTGCCAGCTCCCCCATGTCGGGCTACTGCTGGGGTTGTCGGTGGTGCTGCGGAGTTCAAGGATGGCGTTCACCGAGTCAATGACGCCGCCATCCCAGTCGCTCCAAGTATCCACCTCCCCCAAACGGCTATCAACCAAGTCGCTGGGGAAATAACCACGGGTGACGAAGTAACGGCTGAAATCAACGGAGAAGGTGTTGCCGAAATCAACTGTGGTGGCGAACTCGTAAGTGCCAGAACTTTGGACATCGCCCATCACGTCAAAAGTCACCAGTGCGTCAACATCCAACACGTCATCCAGCAGTTCAGAACCGTCCAGCGTTAGGGCATCAAACTCATCGCTGTAAAAGACGTTGGTGCGTGTGCCTTGGAACGGCGGGGAATCCTGATCTTCGCGCCGATTGATCAGCGTGAGCGGTGCCAGCGTGTCGGGCAGGTCGATGATGATGCTGGTTTCGCTGGCGCTCTGGCGGCCTCCGTCGTCCTCAAACTTGACCAACACCTCACCTTCCACCAGCGGGATGATGGCCTCAGTGGCGCTACCGGATTTGGCGGGGATCAGGTCAACGCTGTTGCTCCAGCTCGCGCTGCCGTCCGTCAGGTTGCTATGGCGGATGTGGATTTTGCCGCCAACCTTCACGTCAAGATCAACAGTTTCGTCCCAGCGCAGACGACCGGAGTTGGCATTGATCGCCTCGAAGCTGAGGTTCTGAACATTGCCAGGGACGGCGGTTTTGCCGACAAGTTGGAATTCAGCAGTGGCGATTGCACTTATTTTGTTGACATAATTTGCCGCCGTAAGCTGAATGTATAAAGTGCCTGGACGTGTTTGCTTAATTTGAATTGAAGGTGACGTACTAACAATTTGCCTCCAATTATCGCTATCAATTCGATAATCAATCCGAAACTCACTAACCCTTTCACGGGGGCTTACCCAGCTCAAATCAAAACCAGAGAACACATTTTGTCCATCTTGGTAAAGGTATTCAGTGCCGGTAATGCTGGTGACTGCATCGGGCGGGTCGCTGAGGTTGCTGATGTCGCGGGCAGTCAGTTTATTGTCGCTTTCAATCGCGTCATAAATGCTGCTGTTGTATTGCAGCGCGGTGACGCCGTAAATGCCGTCTTCGGATTCGGCAACATTCAAAACACGGTATTGCTGCGATTCAATGTCGCTGGTTTGGATGAGCCAGATGGCGTTGTTGTTTGGTGCTTCGCTGAACGCGGGGCTGACAATAACATTTGCGTCATTTGTAGCCAGAGTCAGACCACGAATTGACCGCGTTTCAACAATGCCCGATGGCAAAAGGACGGAAATCGTTGCGTTGTTGCTGACGTTAACTGACAGGTTCGTCGAGCTATCAAGGACGATTTCTGTTGTAGATGCTGATTTGATTCTTCCACTGCGGCGTGTATTGCCCTTCATCGGATCGGCAACATCAATCACCATCCCAGGGCGCAGGATGATGCCGCTGTCGATGGAGACCGAGAAGGTGACTGTTTCGGTCAGGTTTTGTTCGCTCAACAGCGCCCACTTACCAGCACGGTGCGCTTGACCTTGGCTGTAGCAACCCAGCGCCTTGATGTCTTTGTTGATGATGCCGTATTTGGAAACAGCGTCGGCATCTTCAACATATTCATATTCAACTTCGCCCAGTGTGTCGTAGGACTGCCAAGCAACAGTTGCAGTAGTATGGCGGGCTTTTTGGGAAGATCCTGTGTAATTAAAAACACCCCCAACGACGTTGCTTGGTCCCAGCAGATATTGCGAGTCGGTCGGTTTGTCCTGCTGCAAAACCAGCGAACCGGCGCCGTAGTACGCGATGCCACGGAACAGGCTGGTCATCTCTTGGATGACGTTATAAACCTCGTCGCGGCTGTTGATCAGCAGGTTGCAGGAGAAACGGGGCTCCAGCCCGCCCTTGCCATTATCAACTAGCTCATTGCAGTATTGGGAAATTGCATAAAAGTCATAACGATCCAAATTGCTGGCTGGTATGCCGGCTCCATAGCGAGTGCTGGTCAATAAATCCCACAGACACCAAGCCGGGTCATTACACCAAGTTGCAGCGCCAAAAGTGCCGTCCCAGACGCCGGAATAGGTAACGCGACCCAAATAAGTTGTGGTGTCAACGGTTGCATTGCTAGGTAGCTGAATTTTTGTGCCACGAATTAAATACTTGCGCTTAGGAATATTGTTAAAATTACGCGAATCAAAACGCAAACCAACAAGGGCGCTATTTGGATAACGCAGTTTCTCGTCGATTATTTCTGTATAACTAGACCAGTACAGATCGTTTTGGCGCTTGGCAGAACTTTCGTCGGCACTTGTTCTTGTTACCCGAATATCAACTGGAAAGGCACCATTAAGAGCCAGCATGTAATCACGCTGGTAAAGATTGCCTGTTTTGCCGCTAATTGTGTCGCTAATGACCTCTGTGTAACCACCAGAGTTGTATTGAGTTTCAATTTTTAGCGATACGCTATGACCAACAATGTCGCCATCGTCCTGCAGAATTTGAAGCGCTGGAACATTAACCGTTACGCGAACTCGATCTACTGCTGTATTCGTGATTTGACGAGTTACGGGTGTTGATGCAAAAAGCTGGACGCTGACACCATTTTCAGATTCTGTTGCGTTTAAGTCGGCACCAATAACTGTTTGGGCTTGTGTTCCAGTTCGCGTGACAACCTGATAGCCGCGAAAGTTTTTATTGCCTGCAGCATCCTCAATCGGAGTGTCGTCCAGATAAATACTTTTGGCGCCATTGTCTAGACCTTGAATTTCACCTTCGCAAAGAAGGTCTAGAACACTTGCGTACTGAGTGGACTGCAGCGAATCATCTGCCTCATAAGGCGTCCTTCTGCCGCCGCCACCGCCCTTGCCACCACCGCCACCACCGCCACCAGCACCAGCAATACCAAGGCCAAGACCGGCGTTGTGTACACGGATTCCGCCAGCGATAAACGTGTGATGACCTTCGACGGTCAGGTTGTAAACCGTGCCGGTGCAAAACTCGGTCTTGCCGACGATGGGGCGCAGGTGGCCGTTGGCGTCAACAAGGCAGTCATCAGTGCCAAGCGTATCGATTTCGACGAAGGCATTGAACTGGTTTAGAACCCAGTGGTTCGGGGTGGCATCAAGATGCTGACCGCCCCAGAGCGTGTAGCGTATGACGCGCTCGCCTTCGTGTTCGTGGACCTTGAGGATCTTGGCTTCGTGAACTTCGCCGGTGTGGTCAAAGCTCAGAACCAGATCGTCTGGTTGTAGTTCATCAATGCGGCGTTGACCGCCCGGAACGTTGATGAGCGTATGGCCAAGAAAGCAGCCGCCACCACCGCCGCCACCAGAACCTTGGAGTAGAGCTGTTCTTTTTGTCATCAACCCTTGCTCGCAAATACTTCGCCGGTGGACTTGCCAGCGTTGCCACTGAACTCCACATCAAGGCCGCTAGAAATCACAGCAGAACCCACAAACAATCGACCGTAGGCAATCGGCACGGGCAATCCTTGCTTAGACGTGTTCACAATGCCGCTAAAGCTAAATGATTCCAGCTTTGCCGCTTCGCGTCCTCGTTCAAAAGTTGAAGTTGAATTAACGGGTGCGGGCGAAAGAGCTTGTGCAATGCCACCAAGGACAAGGCTGGCACCAATGCCAACAACAGCCGTTCCGATTGTTCCAATTCCCATAAAACCTCCCAAGGCCACACCAGCAGATGCAATGCCTCCGGTAACGATGGCCAAGGCGATCAGGCCAACACCCGCCAAAATCTGTCCGGCACCATCGCCAGCGCCAGCAATTACAGGCGTAATACTGAAAACTTCGCGCTCGCTAAACGGTGCCGCGATTAAGACTGCGTTTTGTTCGGTAACTTTTTCTTTTCCGATTGTTACTCGATAACCAACACCTTCTTTTTCGCTATCAATCAACCACTTTTCAAGACCGGGAAAATTGACGCAAAGTGCCTTTAGAGCCTGCGCTGGGGTGTCGGCTTCAAACTGAAAACGGCACTGACCCAGCTTTTTGCGGAGTGCGCCGTAGACCTTAACGACTTTCATGCCGCAGGACTCGGGCGGTGCTTTTCAGATAATAGCCGCCATAGATGTCGCGGCTACTGAGGCGGCC